GATTCATACCAATGTACTTGATATACTTCTTTGGAACAAGGATGCGGTTTTTGGAGCGAGCAGAAATTGTCTCTGAAATGGTGTAGTCGAGTTTTCTAGTCATGCTTTATTTTACCATTTATCTGAGTAATTGCAAATAAAAAACCCATCGGTTAAGATGGGTTTTAAAAAATAGCTCCATTAAGAATCGAACTTAAAATATGGACTTAGAAGGTCCGTGTTATATCCATTTAACTATAGAGCCTTATCAAACTTACATATCTATTATACCACTACTCTACAAGCTTTTCAGTCTTTTTGGCAATTGAACGCAACATTTTTCTCAACATATAAATCTCGTAAAACACTGGAACGTACATCATTATAACAACACCAGCAAAAATGTAAAGGTATAGGTTGTTCATATATTTATTTTACCACATCATCGAGAATTATTAAACCGGCATGAACTTCAGCGTGGCAATTTCTACACAATAACACACACTTTTCGATTTCTGCCAATATCCTTTCTTTACACCAACCACGCATGCAACTAAAGTTTTTGTCTTTAATTTTTGGGTCTAAATGGTGAATATCTAATGAACCTGTATATTTATCATATTTACAAATTAAACATTTTCCACCGAGTGTTTTAACAGCAAAAAGTCTGTTATTTTTTCCTGTTTTACCTGTTTTTAAATTATGGCATTTTGAACATGTCTTTTTTGAACGACCATAAAAGTTTTCAGGATTTGTTTCACCACAACTACATGAATATTCTTTTTCATTGAATGGCTGAATGTTAGTTTTTATATTGTATTTCTTCAACCAATGCCTTACATTAGTTTGACTTGATTGCATTAACTCAGCAATTTTTCTTGTCGAATAATTTAATTCGATATAATGTTGTAAAATACTTCTTTCCATAGCTCATTATACAGCAAAAAAACTCTATCATTGAGCTAAAAGATAGAGTTTTTTAAAAAAGCTTAGGAGAGGAATCGAACCCCCAACGACCTCATTACAAGTGAGACATTCTACCATTGAATTACCTAAGCAAATTTTCCGGTAGAGATTCGAACTCCAATTAAAGGCACCAAAAACCTCTGTCCTACCATTGAACGACCGGAAATTACAAACATATTATACCACTTAATAGCCTGTAGGGGGATCGAACCCCTGGTCTCATCCGTGAAAGGGACGCATCTTAACCACTCGACTAACAGGCCATATGAGAGTATTATACTAGATAAATTTGTTAATGTCAATCAAGCCAGCGTGAATTTCTCCATGACAATTTGCACAAACCAAAACACACTTATCTACTTCGGATTTAAGTTTGTCAAAATCCAAAGTGCCAGAGCTTGCAATAGCAAATTCTTTTTCATTTGGGTCTTTGTGATGAAATTGTAAAACTTGTTGACATTTATCATAATCGCAAACTACACATTTTCCACCTTTGTATTCAATTAAAGCAGATTTCTTTTTTCTTCTTGATTCTGACACTCTACAAGATGAACAAATTCCCCTAGATTGTCTATGTCCACCTTGATAAGTTTTGTTACAAACTCTGCATTCATAAACTGGGGTATTGGCTGATGTAGAATCGTGTATTTTTCTCGTATTATGCTGACCAAAAGGGGAACAATCAAAACAATATTTTCTGTTATTAAGATTTCTTTTTTTTCCATCAATTACAACTAATCTCGGAACTTGGTTTTCACAATTTAAACATTCTCTCATTTATATTTTCCTAGTGGCTAAAAGTTTAATGAACTGCCACTATGCTTATACAAAATAAGTAATAAAAAAACCTCTAACAATTAAGTTAGAGGTTTGTTACTGGCCAGGATGGACTCGAACCATCAACCCTTTGATTAACAGTCAAAAGCAACTGCCAATTGTGCTACTGGCCAATACACTAATATTATACATCAACACTCGGAAATAGCAAACAAAAAACCCAGACAATTTTCATTATCTGGGCTTCAACGAAAACTAATCCATAAATGTCTTCAATAACACCAATACCGCATAAACTAAAATTAAAATAGACGTGTACTTAAAAAACTTTGAAACAGGGCTTAAACGCATAATTCATCTCCCAAAAAAATAAGCAAGACAAATAAATGATACACCAATTAAAAAATAAGCCCAAATTAAAACCAAGAGTTGCTTTCTGCTTAATGTCTCCATAGTCTTGTCTCCTCCACAATCTCTGAAAACACCCAAACTATATTCTACGAATGGGTAACTAATTCCTCTGCATTCTCTCAATTGCTAATTCTTTTTTCGTCTTTTTGTTAGCATAATAAGTTTGTTTTGAAATGAATTGCATCATAGACATAGCTCTGACACAAGCTTCATTTTTTTGATCAAATGACACTTGCTCTTTTGGCGGATCTGGTTTTAAAGCATATCCAACACTTCCACTAACAGCAATAATCATAAAGTAAAAAGCAATCTTTTCAAAGTTTAATTTCATTTTATTATCCTTTTTCAATTCATAAAAAATCGAAGATTTTTTAGGTTTTTAATTTAAGTAATAAAAAAGCCCTAACCTGAATTGGTTAGGGCTTCAATGCACTACTATAATGATACCACAAGTTCTTGCTGATAACCTATGTGTTGTGTTAAGCAATCATTAACATATAGGTCTGCGCTGAATTGATATGTGTTACCAGATTCTTTATCATACACTGGAGGCTGATTAGAACACCACTCTCGAAATGCAGTGACAAGAGCGTGGTTAAAAATCCAGTCCATAGAATCACCGAGAGGACGATATCGGTTTTCTCCACCTCTACCATCATTCGAAACCTCTGCAAATGGAATCTTGTCATTACAGAGCAGTGCATTAAAAGCCACTGTTTCTTCGGAATTATGATAGTTGATACGAGTGTTCTTAAGGGAGATGTTCAACTGTTACTTCTTTCATGCTTAATAGGAATACAGGCATTCTATCACCAACGAATGCTCCAGTCACGTTATATTCAAAATATTCTTCTGCTTCATCATAAGTCATCCCATCTCTTTGCATCAGGATTTCAAGACAAGTAGAAAAATTATAGATTGCATAAGCACCACCAAAGGAATAACCACAACCCAAGAAAGCAAGCTCGAATCCATCAGCAGTAATAATGGAATCATCAAAGAAATTAAGACAATAATCTTGAATGTCTTGCTTTGCTTTTTCATTTGCTTCTTCGCTGTATTTAAATTCACTTAACGTACTCAATGGTTTGCCCTGCCTCTTCAAGTTTGTCATTAAAGTCATTCTTCCCAATGAGACCAAAGAGAAGAATGATTACAATTGCTAGGATGATGACTTGGATTTTACTCTTCACTTGCTTCATCATCTTTTGTGCCAATGAGAGCGACTTTCTTGGAGCCGTCTTCGTATCCATTGATGCAGACCGTATGGATATCAGCCTCAGTATTGTAGTTTTGCTCTTCGATTTCAACGATACATTCGGTTTGGTCACCTGTTTTCTCCGCAATTGATTCAAGCCAACTAATCACTTCTCTTACAGTCATAACTTCCTCCGTTGTTAAATAATTATATCACAACTGGAGCATATGTCAAAAAAAAAGGGATTGGAAATATATCCAATCCCTTGAGGAGTTTACACATGTAACAGACTAACTATACCACATCAATTACAAACCAGTCAACCTTTGATGTCAGATTTTCCAAATTCTTTTTCACAATTGGGTCTGTGATAGAATTGACTACCTTGTCTCTCTGTAAAGTCATACCCTTACTTGGCCTATCATAAGAAGACTTTAAAATAGTATCACGAACAACAGAATAGCTCTCTGCACCAATTTTCTTTCTGATTGAAGATAACTGAATAGATTTCATTTTAACCTACCAATTTTTTTGTTGAAAAATTTTGTCTTTCACACCAATATTTTAGTAAAAATTTTTCTTTTGTCAATATTACTCAAATACGATATTGTGTACTATCTCAACAATGAACTTAGGAATCTTGATTTGGTCTGCAATTCCATGCTTTACACATTGTTCAGCATCCAAATACAAATTCGATCTACCCTTGTTAAAAACCAATTTGTCAAAGTATCCGTCTTTTCTTTCGCATTCTTTATCCAAGATCTTATAGAACATTTTTTGCAATCTATCTGTTTCTGCAGCATCTGATTTAATTTCCTCTGATTTACCCTCTGAAAATGAAGAAACATCATGAATCATTACTGTTGCATTGGTACTTACATATCTGTGGCCTTTTTCTCCACATGCAAGCAAAACAGCACCACAAGACATAGCTTTACCAAGACATATAGTAGCAACAGGTTTTTCAGAAGATTTAATTATATCTATCATTGCCATTAAAGCATAAACATCTCCACCATATGAATCAATGTATACTGGAATAATTGGTTGAGAAGTGTTTTGAGCTTTAGTCATATCTTCTAAAAATATCTTTACTGACT